GTCAGATGCGTTGGCGGAGACACCGCATACGGAGGAACCTGTAGGTTTTATTACATAGCGTTTGCATAGTACCTATTGACAAACCAGTTCTATATGCTACAATTTAGATAATATCAAGGTCACGACTCCGTGACCCTTTTTTACGCAGGGAAGTTAAATGACAAACGATTTAAAATGGATGTTGTCATCCGATCAGCAATTCCCTTATCAAGATGATAAGATGATTGCGCTATGGTTTAAAGTCATGAAGTGGTTTAAGCCAGACGTAGTAGATTATCTTGGGGATACCGATGATCAAGCCTGCTACAGTAAATATACAGAAGGTCGCTCAGCCGAATTTTTGAATTTACATAAAACAGATAGCAAAGATTTAATTGTTCCTATGATGAGGCATGAGGCTAAAGGTGCAAGAGATTTTTATACTAAGACTCGTGAGATGTTGCCAGATGCTCAATTGTTTTCAGCATTAGGCAATCACGATGTTCGTATATTTAATTATATGGATGCCAAGCTTCCTGACTACATGAAGGAAGTAACACCAGAAACACTATGGTCACTAGACTCCCTGGGCTATGAATACATCTATTATAATGAACTACCTAAACGTAGATTCGGAGATGTTCACGTACATCACGGAATTTCTATTGCCGCAACTGGTTCAGTTCGTAAAGATATGGAAGACCTACAAGTATCCCTTATCAGAGGTCACTCACACAGAATCGCTTCACATATGGTAACATATGAACTTAGAAACGGCGGAGAAGGAGAAACACTTCGTGGTTACGAGATTGGTCACATGTGTGATGAAAAGGGTCCAGGAATGAAATATAGTCAACATCACGATTGGCAAAAGGGATTTGCTATTGCTCATATTGTAAATGACTATCCACATATTCAGATGATCCACATTGCTCCAGACTATTCATGTGTTGTGGACGGGAAGACATTCTCTTTATGATGAAATGTCAAAGATGTAATGGAAGAGTGTTTATCGATAGGGTATTCTCTCAAAAACTTCACACAGAGTTGTTTTGCATCCTTTGCGGAAAGCGATGGATGATTAATAAAGAAACGAATGCATTCGGTAAATGGCTAGAAAAAACAGACAGGGATTACGCAAAAAGTTCGTCTATTTCTTCTTGAATGGCAAGCTACATAAAGTACTTAAGCTATCAAGGGCAAAAGACGAATTAATTGCGTGGTGCTATCTAGATAAAAAAAGAATGATGTATTCTTATTCTCAGGTAGATAAGAATATGGAAAAAGCCTATACCGTAATAGAAGTCAGTAAAATTCTAGGAAGGCACAGGGTTACTATAGAAGAATATATTTTGCAGGGCAAAATTAAACAGCCTCAAAAAATGTATCCAATTAGTAACCCAGATAGTAAATGGTCTAAGTACATGTTGTCTGAATCGGACATATTGGACATTCATCAATTTATTATTGATGCTGGGCATATTAGGGATCTTCCCTCAAAGTCAGAATTAAAAGCTCTTCTCAAACATAATTTAATATTGTATACTAAGACAGAAGATGGAAAATTTGTACCTGTATGGAAGGCGGAGTAATGGCAGAAACAAGAGTAAAGGTGGATCTATCGTTCACACGCAATCTAGGAAACTATGAAAGCATAAGAATTAATATTGGCGTTGAAGATGATGTTAGAAAAGGCGAGAACGTAGATTCTGCTACAGAGAGGGTTTACACCTTTGTAGAGAATAAGCTTATTGAAAAAACTCGTGAAGTAGAGCAGGAATTAAAGAATGGCAAATGAGAAGCAGCCATATGTTTTAATTGGCCTGTATGAATCTTTATACTTAGAAAAGTATGGCAGAAAACCACGCATCAATAAGTTTCGTGAGAAGTGGGCTATGCAAGACGTAATAGATAGTGTAGGATATGATCGTGCAGTAGAGCTTCTTGTATATTATTTTAAAACTAGTAAGTCTGGGCATCCGCTCAACTTCTTCTTTTATAATTTTGATAAGATTGACTATCTAAAAGCAGAGATTGAAAAAGATATTACAAACCGTCGTGTTCTCAGGGAAGCGACTAAGAAGATGGTAGAGGGCGAAGAAGAATGAATACAGAAGCAGAGCTAATATCCGCAGTGTGCAAGAATAAGGATATCAGTACACTCCTCGCCGATAATGTGGATGAGATCTTTACATCACATCGTGACATATGGGACTCACTAAAATCTTACTACTATAAGTTTAAGGCTGTTCCAGAAGTCGGTATCTTGGTAGAAAGATTTAAAGATTTTGAGCCAGTAACAACTAAAGGTGAAACTGGATATTATTTAGATAAATTAAAGAATGAATATCTTTCTAGTAAGTTGAAGTCTATTTTAATTCAGTCTGGCTCGGCACTAAAAGAAGATGCAGCTTCTCGTGTTCTTTCAGAGATGCAAAGTAAATTAGCGTCTCTATCCAAGTTTACTAATCATGTCCGTGACGTTGATGTTACTGATTTAGAAGCAGCAGAAAATCATTTTCTTTCAGTAAAAGAACGTTCTGCAGTAATGGGTGGAAGTCCAGGAATCCTAACAGGCTTTGAAGCTATTGATAAGGCGTATCCTACGGGAATGGCTCCAGGACATTTAATTGTTGCTATTGGTTGGCCAGGAAAAGGTAAGACATGGTTTACTTCTTACCTAGCATGTAAGGCATGGGAGCAGGGCTTTAAGCCAATGATTGTTTCTCTTGAAATGTCTCCTGAGAATATGCGTGATCGTATCTATACAATGATGGGCTCTGGATTATTTAGGGCTTCTGATTTCTCAAAAGGAGATGTAGATGTTGACACGTTTAAAGCTTGGGGTCAGAAAAAGTTTGCTGGAAAGAATTCTTTCATCCTTGTATCAAATGAGGGAACGGCAGAAGTAACTCCTGCAACTATCCAAGGTAAGATAGACCAGCATAAACCAGACTTAGTTATTTTAGATTACCATCAACTATTTAATGATAACAAAAGGAGTAACTCTGAAGTAGAGCGTAACCGCAATATTTCTCGTGAGTTTAAACTTCTTGCGGTATCAAATAACATTCCAGTAATAGATATTACTGCTGCAACTGCAGATGATATTTCAGATCAAGAAAATCCTCCGATGATGAGCCAAGTGGCTTGGTCAAAGGCAATTGAATATGATGCTGATATGGCAATGGCTATCCATAGATATCCAGGAACCAATATGATTGAAGTTGTAAGTAGAAAGAATAGACACGGACACGAGTTCGATTTCTATCTAGACTGGGATATTAATCGTGGTGTCATTACTCCGATTTATGAGAACCTACCAGATATTAATAATGACTCACAGAAAAATTAAAAGATTTCAAATAGATGTTCAGTTTCAAGATAATTCTCAATTAATTAGCTTGAGGCCACAGTATGAAAATTTGTTAATTCAAGACATGAGGGGCAAGGGGTACGTCAGAGTACTTGACATAGATCCAGCCTTTTCGGTAGAATTTACAGGCGAGACATGGAAGTTCTTAATGAGCATCCATGGTGTTTATGTGGGAAAGAAGAAAGCATGGCAATTAGAGGGTATAACACAAGGGAAGTCGATACCACGCACTACACGCCAGCACATATCAAGTCAGTCCTAAAATCAATAGGGCTAGATATTGTTGGAGAGACTGGTAATGATTTCCTATGCTACTGCCCATTTCATTCTAATAGACATACCTCAAGTTTTAGCGTAAGTCGTGAAAAGGGTGCCTTTATTTGTTTTAACCCAGCATGTGGTGAAGCTGGAACATTACAAGAATTAGTTAAACGTGTAATGAGTAAAACAGAGTTTGAGGCAATGCGTTTTATATCATCTAAAGAAGCAGAAGCGCTAGAAAATTTTGATGAACTATTAGCCGAAACAATGGTAGAGAAGCCTGTGTTTGAAGAGTTTTCTACTGATACCCTAAATAAACTTCATGCTGGACTTATATCAAACAATAGAGCTCAAGAGTATTTTAAGTCTCGTGGCATAGATTTAGAATCAATAAAACACTTTGAGTTAGGGTATTCAGAAAATATGAATATGGTTACAGTTCCAGTTCACTCTCCAGATGGGATTGCTATAGGAATTGTAGGTAGATCAATTGAGGGTAAGGCGTTTAAGAATAGTACCAATCTGCCTAAAAGCAAAACATTATTTAATATACATCGTGCCAAAAAAATTGGTGATCACGTTATAATTGTTGAGTCAAGCTTTGATGCAATACGTATCCATCAAGCTGGATTTCCAAATGTTGTGGCAACATTAGGCGGATTCTTATCCACAGAACAACACAATCTATTAAATAGACATTTTAATAAAATAACCATTATGACAGATAACGACCTTGCAGGCAGGGAGTTAGGATATAGTATAGCCAACAAATTAAAATTCAAAGACCTCTTGTGGGCTTCGTATGAATATGGTAAGATATATCCTCATGATGCAAAAGATGCTGGGGACATGACTGATCAAGAAATCAAGGCCTGCATTAAAAATTCTGTATCCGACATGGAATACAGATCTTGGAACTCGTGATATAATAAAAAATACAGATGGATATATACCATCAACTACAGAGGAGAAATAAATGAGTATAGTAAAGGGTCTAAAAGACCTCAACAAGGCACTAGATAAGCCTACATATAGTGGCGACGAAAATAAGGGTCGCTGGCTAAAGATCGAAGATGGCGAAAGTGTAAAGATTAGATTCTTACAGGAACTTGATCCAGATTCACCAACATACAACGATAAGCTTGGTTGCGGATTTATCGCATTAGAGCATACCAATCCAAAGGATTACCGTCGTAAGGCTCTAGATACAATGGAGTCAGAGGGTCGTGACTGGGCAAATGAACAGCATCGCAAGGATCCAAAGGCTGGCTGGAAGGCCAGAACACGCCTATACATTAATGTATTGGTAGACGATGGTAAAGAAGAGCCATACGTTGCAATTCTTTCACAAGGTACAAGCGGAAAAACAATCACCCCTACCTTGATTGAGTACGCTGGCGAGATGGGAAGCATCACAAATTTGATGTGGAGAATCAAGCGTAACGGTTCTAAAACAGATACAAGCTACACAATCATTCCACTAGCAAAGGACGAGACTCCTTTTGATTTCTCTAGCCTGGAATTGTTTGACCTAGAAAAAACAGCAGTACGTCACGTTCCATATGCAGAGCAAGAAGCTTTTTATATGGGCGATGGAAATAATGCTGATGAGTCTTCTGCTACATCTAGCAGCGTAGACTGGTAATATCAAGTTAAAGGCGGAGAATTAATGTCATTCACACATTTGCATGTGCATTCATACTATTCATTAATGGATGGCCTTAATTCTCCTGCCGAACTTGTTAAGGCAGCCAAAGATGCTGGTCAAACAGCACTGGCAGTTACTGATCATGGTACCTTGTCCTCCCATCGTGAAATGCAAATTGCATGTAAAGAGCAGGGTATAAAACCAATATTAGGAGTAGAAGCGTACATATCTCCAACAGACAGATTTGATCGCTCCTCTAAAACAGATAAATCTATTCAGGCTTACAATCATATTATTTTATTGGCTAAAAATAAAAAAGGTCTTGAGAATATAAATATACTCCAAGAGCTTGCTTGGAATGAAGGCTTTTATCATAAGCCACGTATTGATAGGGAGATTCTTAAAGAATATGCAGAAGGTATTATTGTATTGTCTGGATGCCTTAATGGTCTTATTTCTAAGTGTATCGAAAAGAATGAGTTCTCTGAAGCTAAACTTATTCTCAAAGATTTTAAGAAAACTTTCGGTGAAGATTTTTATATTGAGGTTCAGTCTCACAATCCGAAAGAAATAAATGAAGGCCTGCTATCTTTAGCAGATGAACTTAAAATTAAGGCGGTGGCGACAGGAGATGCCCACTTTGCCAAAGAAGAAGACCGTATATTAGAAGAGGCAATGCTTATCCTATCTACATCCCCGAAGGCGGATAAAGAAGCAGACTTTGAAATGTCTCGTCAAATGAAGGATATGTTAGATAGATTTAATTATCTTTATCCAGACAGAAAGATATCATTTGTAGACTATAATCTATTTATTCAGACTAGGGCTGAGATAGAGGCAGACTTTAAAAAATCTGGCATAGATAGAACAGATATCTTTGATAATACTATGGAGATAGCCTCTAAAATTGGAGAATACGATTTTAACAGGGGCTTAGATCTTCTCCCTGTACCCAAGACCAATGCAGACCAGAAACTGGCTCAGATGGCCCTAGAAGGCCTTAAACGCCTATCTCTGGACAAAGATAAGGTCTACATGGACAGACTTCAAGAAGAGTTATCTATAATTAAAGATAAATCATTTGCCTCATACTTCTTAGTTGTAGCGGATATGGTTAATTGGGCAAAAGATAATAATATAATGGTCGGTCCTGGTCGTGGATCCGCTGCAGGATCTCTTGTCTGCTACTCTCTTGGAATTACAGATGTAGACCCAATTAAATATGACTTATTGTTCTTCCGTTTTATTAACCCTGAGCGTAATGACTTTCCTGATATTGATACAGACTTTGAGGATCGCCGTCGTAAAGAGGTTAAAGATTATTTAAAGAAAAAGTTTAAGCATGTAGCTTCTATTTCCACCTACACTTATTTTAAAGATAAGGGTGTAATTAGGGATGCTGCTCGTGTGTTTATGGTCCCATTGTCTGATGTTAATCGTGCAATGAAATCGATTGACACATTTGAAGACTTTATAGATTCGCCAAATACAAAAGAGTTTAGAATTAAATATCCAGAAGTTGTATGGCTAGCAGAGCGCTTACGTGGCAAGATTCGATCCGTTGGAGTTCATGCTGCTGGCGTTGTTGTGGCAAAAGATGACATTAGAAAGTATGCTCCAGTAGAATCTCGTGAAGATGCTCAAGATCAAGTATCTGGAAGAATTCCAGTTGTTGCATATGATATGGATACTGTTGCTGACATTGGGTTGATTAAGCTAGACGCCCTTGGACTTAAAACTCTTTCTGTTATTTCTGACACATTAAAGTCTATTAAAGATCGCACAGGTAAAGATGTTGTTCTTTCAGAACTGCCACTGGACGATAAAGAAGTTTATAAAACCCTTAGCGAAGGGTATACAAAAGGTGTCTTCCAGGCTGAAGCAACACCTTACACAAACCTACTTATTAAAATGGGAGTAGATAAGTTTGAAGATCTTGCAGCATCAAACGCATTGGTTAGACCAGGTGCAATGAATACTGTAGGAGCTTCTTATATTAAACGTAAGCATGGGCAAGAGGCAGTTCAATACGTTCACCCAATCATGAAACCGTTTACAGAAAATACATATGGGGTTATTATTTATCAAGAGCAAGTTATGCAAGCATGCGTACACCTTGGTGGGATGACTTGGTCAGAGGCTGACAAGGTTCGTAAAATTATTGGAAAGAAGAAAGATGCAAAAGAATTTGATCAATTCAAAGATAAGTTTATTGAAGGGGCTGAGAAGCATATTAGCAAAAAGCAGGCCCAGCACCTTTGGCATGATTTTGAAGCTCATGCTGGTTACTCTTTTAATCGCTCTCACGCCGTTGCTTATTCTATGCTCTCTTATTATACGGCTTGGCTTAAAAAGTATTACCCTCTTGAGTTTATGTTTTCAATTCTTAAAAATGAAAATGATAAAGATGTTCGTACAGAATATTTAATTGAGGCTAAAAGACTTGGACTAAAAGTTCTTTTGCCACATGTCAATGAGTCAGACATATACTTTTCTTTACAAAAAGATGCTATCAGATTTGGTCTGGCAGAAGTAAAATATATATCAGATAGCATTGCAAATAAAATTATTGACAAGCGCCCGTATTTAGATTATGCTGATTTTATACAGAAGGCTTCTACTAAAGGTAGCGGCATTAATAGTAGAGCGGTATCAGCACTTAACGCAATCGGTGGTGCAGCATTTGAAGACAATGTTAGAAGTGGTAAAGAAAAAGAAAACTATTATGAGTATTTAGGAATACCTACCTTTAACTTAGAACTTCCTCCACGAATTAAGTCTCAAGCACGTCCCATATCAGATTTTGATGATCTGGGAGCATTCGTTATGTTTGGAATGGTAAAGTCAATTAAAAGAGGAACTGGTTGGGCTAGAGTAGAGCTTGTTGATGAGACTGGCGCTATAGGATTATTCCATAATGAGCAAACCACTATAGAGACTGGGCAGATGTATTTTATTTTAGTTGGAGATAATAGAATTGCAAAGTATGTAAAGGTTCAAGACATTAATCCTCAATCTAAAGACACGTTTGTCGACTTTTTATATAGAAAAGAATATGACCTAAATGAAAAAGAATATATTGTAGTGGACTTTACGCCATATAAAACAAAGGCTGGTAAAACTATGGCACATATAGTATTATCAGATAAAGATAAAAATTTAACTAGAGCAATTGTTTTCTCTAGTATGTATAAGATTGCCTTAGCAAAAATGCGTGAGGGAATGAAGTGTCAGGTAATTTTGTCCAAACTGGACGATGGCACCCTGATGATTAAGGAAATAAAATGACAGAAAATGTAGATGGCTTAATTACTTCTATAAGTATGAATCAGGTTTTGATTGCCATTTTAGAAGAATACGGAAAGCTAACTGTTCCTACTCTAAGATTTTTAGATGCAGGATCTATAGATAAAGAATTAGTAATTGATTATGATGAGACTATCCCATCATTTACATTTAGCTTGAGGGATAAAATTGAACAGCAATAACATTTTAACAGAGTACGGACTTGATGCATTAGCGGCAATGCTTCATGAAACAGCAAAAGAAAAGGGATTTTGGGATGGAGAATATTCTCATGACAAAGTTGGCAACAAGCTTGCCCTTGTACATTCAGAAGTTACTGAAGTACTAGAAGCAATTAGAAAATCTAAAGGCAGTGAATATATTGTAGAAGAAATGGCAGATGTTATTATTAGGCTTCTAGATGTTTATGCTGCAATGAGAAACGAAGAGCAGATATTGCATAGCTTAGATGAAATTTTGGAAGCAAAAGTAAATAAAAATAAAGAGCGTCCAAGACTTCACGGCAACCTATTTTAATGATATAATAAGCAGAGAGAAGAAAGAATAATAATGAAATTAGTACTAGATGATATATTGGCAAAGTTAGACCCTAAAACAAGAGCAAGAGTTCAATCAGCAGTAGATGTTAACATAGATAAGCAGGCAACTCCAAGTATAGGTTTAAACCTAGCGTTAAAAGGTGGCCTAGCATATGGAAGGCAGATACTTGTTTGGGGAAATAAGTCTGCTGGCAAGTCTTCTTTCTGTTTGCAAATGATTGCTTTGGCACAAAAAGAGGGCAAGACATGTGCTTGGATTGATGCGGAACATTCTTATGACCCAGCATGGGCAGAACAATTAGGAGTAGATTCTACAAAACTAATTTACTCTCCAGCTAAAACAGTAAATGATATGGTAGATGTAGCGACAAAACTCATGGATGCAGAAGTTGATATGATTGTTGTAGATTCAATTTCAGCACTGCTTCCAGCAATCTACTTTGAAAAAGATGGTAGTGATTTAAAAGATTTGCAAGACACTAAGCAAATCGGTGCAGAAGCAAAGGATATGACACATGCGGTTAAAATGCTTAACTATGCGAACAAGAATACGCTTCTTGTCCTTATCTCTCAACAGCGTAATCAATTCGGATCAATGCATGCAAGTCATATCCCAACGGGAGGGATGGCAGTTAAATTCTTCTCCTCTACAGTTATTAAATTATGGTCTTCAGAAGCTGAAGCTAATGCTATCAAGGCTGGCATTAAAGTTGGCGATAAGATTATTGAGCAAAGAGTAGGTAGACCTGTAAATTGGATCATTGATTACAACAAGGTTGGTCCTCCAAATTTATCTGGACAATACGATTTTTATTACCAAGGGGAAACTTTGGGAGTAGACGCAATAGGAGAGACTCTTGATGTTGCAGAAATGTGTGGCATTGTAGAAAAAGGCGGAGCCTGGTATACAGTTAACGGAGAAAGATTCCAAGGACGAGCAAAAGCAGTTCAGTATCTTCGTGAAAATCCAAAAGTAGTTGAAAAACTACAGGAGGATATCCGTGCCAAATCTTAATGAGTTTTTTTCAAAAGAAAAGATTCAGCCACCAGAGTTAGAAAGATTTGGCGGAAAAAAACCGTGTGCTAAATGTGACAAAGATGCGGATGAATATTTTTGGAATGCAGTATCTTTAACCATGACCTGGGAATGCCCAGATGGTCATGAAAATTCATTTAGGGTAAATTAATGTCTGAAAGATCTGAAGTAAAACGTGATGGTGCTAAAGCTCAAAAGAACAGTGGGCGTGGAGACTATCAAAAAGGTGATGCTAAATGGAAGCAGTTTGTAGTTGATTATAAAGAAGCCTCTGCATCGTTTACCTTAAATAAACCAGTGTGGTCTAAAATCTGCACTGATACCTTTAAGGTAAGCAGAGATATGCATCCAGCATTAAAAATTATTATAGGAACAGATTCCAAGGTCCGTCTTGGAATTATTGAGTGGGCGGTATTAGAAGAACTAATTCAGTTCTGGGAGGATAACAATGGGATCAAGTAATAAAATACCATTTAATAAAACAGTTATTAAAAATGGAAGAATTGTCAGGCTTAGAAAAGATGGCACCGTAAAGGCCGATTTAGGCCCCTACAAAGTTAATCATAAGAAGGCTAAGTAATGAAAGAGATATTATATACAACATTAACTGGAGCAGCAGTAGGAGGAATATTTAGTATTTTTAAACTACCTATTCCAGCACCACCAGTATTTGCTGGATTGATGGGAATTGTTGGGCTTTGGATAGGCTATGGAATTGTTCAGAGGTTCATCTAATGGACCTATTTATTTTAGGAATTCTTATTGGTTTTGCACTGGGATACCCACTTGGTTTATTTATTGATAAATTAGATAAGAAAGAGAAAGCAAAAAATGGCGGACGATAAAAATACATTAGAGTTAATTAGCTCTATTACAGAGTTTAATGATCTTCATGATTATATGAAAGATGATCAACTGGATAAAGCTTTAGCTATTGTTGTAAAGCTTCTTTTAAATCCAGACGTTCCTTCTGCTAAAGCGCCTTATCTTATTATAGAATTGCAAGCAATGTCTACAAAGTTTTCAATGATGGCTTCTGTATACTCTACAATAGCAAAAGATAAAGCGGGAACAGTAAATAACAATAAAAAGAATATTTATTATTCAGCAAAGGAGTCCATAGACAAACTTGTAGATGCACTTAAGTATGTCGTTAGGTATAGTTCATAATGGGTAGAGATATAGTAAAGAACCTTAAGTTTAAGAAGCACACAGGCAAACACTTCGATCCAGAAAGATTTGCACAGTTGCTTGATGAGTCATACCAAAATACAAAACGTGCAGATGGAGAGATGACCAAGAAGTCATTTAGCCCAAGTTCTCTTGGGTATGGCCACGGAACGTGCCCTAGATACTGGTATATGGCATTTAGTGGTGCAATGTTTATTGATGATAATGATGCAGTTGCTGTTGCTAATATGGCACAGGGAACGCAGGCTCATGAAAGACTTCAAAAACTAATTGCTACCATGCCAGAATTTAGAACAGAAGAAGAAGAAATTGTTAATGAGTATCCACCTATTCGTGGATTTATCGATTTAATTATGGAGTATGATAATGAAACTGTAATTGGTGAAATTAAAACTGCTAAGCAGGAAGTCTGGGATGCACGTCAATCCGAAATGAAGCCTACAGCTAATCACCTTCTACAATTACTTACTTACATGAAATTAAAAAATGCTAAAGAAGGTTTCTTTCTTTATGAAAATAAAAATACTCAAGAGCTAATTGTTATTCCTGTTTCCATGAATGAAAAAAATACTCAAATAATAGAAGAAGCTTTTCTTTGGATGTGCGAGGTTTGGGATAACTTTAAAGAAGGTGATCTGCCAATGCGCCCAGAAGGTGCATCAAAATCTAAGATGCCTTGCACATACTGTCCAATTAAAAAGGAATGCTACTCTGGATTAATAGGAACAGTTCAAATAGAAACATACAAGGTTCCAAAACTATGATATGTGCCAATAAAGAATGCGCTAAAGACTTTGAGCCAAAGACTCATAATCAAAAATATTGTACAGATGAATGCTGCCGTGTCGCTACAAACAGGCGGATTATGGAAAAGTATTACGAAAAAAAGGCTATAAGAAATGGTGCAACTCGTGGTTGCAAAAAATGTGGTGCTCAATTAAGTAGATACAATGAAACTACTTTATGTGCCTCATGTCAGAAAAAAATAGATATAACAAAAAGAACTAAGATAAAGGGCATGATAGATGAAATTAGCTGATCTTGTAAAGACTAAGGCAAACAGGGTATTGGGCATTGATGCTTCAACAAACTCTGTTGCTTTCTGCCTAATGGAAAATGATAAACCATTAAAATGGGGTAAGATTAACTTGGTTGGATCAGATATATATGAAAAAATATATAACGCTAAAGTAAATACTCACGCAATGATTGATGAATTAAAATCAGACTACATTGCCGTGGAAGGTGCCATACTTGTCAGATCACCTGATGCTGTGATAAAATTATCATATGTTTACGGCGTAGTTATTGCTGAGCTTATGGCAAGCGGCTCTAGTGTTATCACTATATCGCCAAGTTCTTGGCAGGCTTATATTGGAAATAAGAATCCAACAAAGGATGAGAAGCAGGCAATAAGAGTAAAGAATCCAGGGTACGCAGATTCCTGGTATAAAAATCAATTACGCAACATGCGTAAACAGAGAACCGTAGATTATTTTAATAAGAAGTACGGAATAAACTTAACAGATTTTGACGTAGCAGATGCATTTGGCATTGCTCATTATGCAAATAAGGTGTTGACAGAAAGATGATTTTATATCCAGATAATGTAGATAATATTGATAACTATTACAAAGCATTGGACTCTTTTTATGTTTATGCTGGAGACGAAGAAGATAAAGTAATTCAAAAGTCTTTAAGAGCTAGCGGAATGTGGGAGCCAGATCTAACCAGCTTTTTAATACAAACGGTAAAGCCTGGATGGAAATGTTTAGATATAGGTTCTCACAATGGTTATTTTACAGAGGTTATGGCAAGATGTGCTGGACCAACTGGGTCTGTAATTGCGTTTGAGCCATTAAAAAGATTTGTAGATCTATACGAAGACGGGAAACATTTAAATGACTATTCAAATGCTGCACCTATAACGATGCATCCATTTGGGCTATCTAATGAAACAAAGAGTGCAGAGATACGCATTATCCCACACAATATTGGAGGATCATATATTCCGAGAAGCGATACGTATGAGCATCCTGAATCATGGGGAGAGTACTCAACCGAAGAGATAGAACTAAAAAGGTTATCAGATGTTTATGATGATACGCCAGATATTATAAAAATAGATATTGAAAACTATGAAAAGTTTGCTTTTGATGGATTTAGTGAAAATACGCTTAAGTGTCCATTAATCATAGCAGAGCTTGGCGGAGGACAGCCAGTGTCATTTTTAAACTACCTAACTAGAAATTATAACATGTATAACTTGGTTGGAGTAAAAACAAACGCTGGCAATGTTATCGGAGAAGACTTTGTCAATATAGTTTTGAGGAAAAAATGAAATTATACCAAAGCCAGACTTGGTTATACCGAAGATATGTCGTACAAAAGAAAACGGTAACTGAGATTGCTGATGAGTGTAAAGTCTCTGCAATGACAATACAGAGATACCTAGATAAGTTTGGGCTAATTAAAAAAAGATGACTAAAGAAGTATGGCTAAATGCAACGGCAGATAATGCTGGAGATCTAATTTTGACTGGATATGATGGAGAGTTTAAAGATATGCCAGTATATAATGAGGTTATTTCATTAACCAAAAGCTCTGACGGACATAGCCAGTATGCATTAGATTTTGGATGCGGGGTAGGAAGAAACACCATTGCCTTAGCTAAAGATTATAGAAAGGTTGTAGGATTTGATTTGCCTAGCATGATCTCATTAGTTCCAGATGAGAATAAGTCAAATAGTATATTATATACGTCAGAGTGGAGCATGGTTAAAAGTTTTAAATTTGACTTGGTTCTTGCCAGTTTAGTATTTCAACACATAGAAGATTCCGAGCTAAATGAATATTTAAATGATATTTCTAAAATGACTGATAAAATAGTTATACATAGTAGAACATGGATAGATCACTCTGAGACAAAGGTCTTGCCAATTCTAGAAAAATATTTTATAATGGAGAGCATAGAGCATACGGCAGATCCAAATAATCCTATAGACGATCACTTTATTGCAGTAATGAGGACTAGATAATGTTAAGACCAGTATTTCAAGATGCACCAGATTTTAAATGTGAAGACCTATACCTTCACTCAGTAGGTGCTCCATCTGGGTCAAAGATTTGGGCGGCATGCCATGAGATTGCCCATATGCTTATTGATAAAAACATATCATATGGAGACTCAGCCTTGAACCCAATTAGAATATTTTCTACGACGGACGCAACAGAACAATTAAAGGTTCGCATTGATGATAAGCTAAATAGGGTAAAGAATAATCAGGGATTTGCAGGGGATAACGATATAGATGATCTCATAGGGTACCTAGTATTATATAAAATAGCTAAATCCAGTTGATTTTTTAGTCGACTAAGAGTATACTCTAAGATATGTCTGAAATAGAATTAGCTGATCATTTTGATCGCATGAATATAGTAGTCTCAGAACTGCTAAAAGGTAATAACCCAACCCAAATTTCTACCCTCACAGGCTTTAAGAGAGCCGAAGTTGTTGAGTTGATAGATGAGTGGAAGAGTGTTGTGCACAACGACACAGCGGCCCGTGAGAGGGCTAAAGAGGCTATCTCAGGAGCAGACCAACACTACGCCATGTTAATTAAAGAAGCGTGGAAGACGGTAGAAGATGCAGATCAAGCTGGACAACTCAGTGTTAAATCAGGAGCCCTTAAACTAATTGCTGATATTGAAGGCAAACGAATAGGAATGCTTCAAGAGGTTGGCTTACTAGATAACGCAGAACTAGCAAATCAAATTGCAGAAACAGAACGCAAGCAGGATATCCTTGTAAAAATATTAAAAGAAGTAACTGCATCATGTCCTAAATGTAAGATGGATGTAGCAAAAAGACTTTCTCAAATTACTGGTATTGTTGAACCAGTTGTACTAAACGAAGAAGAGGCTAATGTATTGTGAGCATGTTTATAAAGAAATGGACACAGACTTGTGTCCAAAATGTGGCCTGCCTACACATAGAATTGATTGGAAAGAAGTAGCAAAAGTACATAAGGAATGGATTGATAGCGGAAAAGCTACGCCGCAGGGTTGGTGGTCTATATAATGGATCTTAATTTTAATGATTTAATTGACATGCTGGATGGCGAAGAGTTTGATGAGCGTCCAGTAGATTTAAGAACATTTGTTACAAGCCCAGAGTATTTAGGACTTCCACCACTTTCTGAATATCAGTATACACTAATTGAAAAATCTTCTCAAGTATACAAGGAGTCCACACTTATTAAATTATTTGGCGAAGAAGAAGGCAAGAGAATGTTTAAGCAGACAGCCAACGAGGTTGTTGCTCAATTAGGTAAGGGTTCTGGAAAGGACTATTGCTCAACCATATCAGTAGCCTATATAGTATATTTACTATTGTGCCTTAAAGACCCAGCATCATATTATGGTAAACCACCTGGAGACTCTATTGATATCATTAATATTGCTATTAACGCACAACAAGCAAATAACGTATTCTTTAAAGGCTTTAGAACACGCATAGATAAGTGTGCTTGGTTTGTTGGAAAATATACAGAAAAAGCTTCTGAAATTAAATTTAATAAAAATATTACGGTGCATTCAGGTCACTCAGAGCGTGAAGCATGGGAAGGATACAACGTAATCGTTGTCATCCTTGATGAAATTTCTGGATTTAGCGTAGAGAATACAACTGGTCATGAGCAGGCAAAGACTGGAAGTCTTATATATGAAATGTATCGTGCCTCAGTAGACTCTCGTTTTCCAGATTATGGCAAGGTTATCCTGCTATCATTTCCTAGATATAAAAATGATTATATCCAGCAAAGGTATGATGACGTAGTTGCAGAAAAAGAAGTTATTGCTAGGACACATCATTTTAAGTTAGACGAAAATCTTCCAGACGGAACAGAAGGAAATGAATTTGATATAGAGTGGGAAGAAGACCATATCATTTCATACAAGTATCCTAGAATGTATGCGCTAAGAAGACCCACATGGGAAATTAATCCTACAAGAAAAATTGATGACTTTAAAGTAGCATTTTATAAAAATGCTCCAGATGCGCTAGGCAGATTTGCATGCATGCCGTCTGAAGCAATTGATGCATTCTTTAAATCAAGAGAGAAGATAGAAAAAGCTTTTAGTAATATGGCATTGGCCGTAGATAATTTTGGAAGATTTGAAGACTGGTTCGCACCAGACCCAGATAAAGAATATTTTATTCACGTAGACCTTGCACAAAAACATGACCACTGTGCGGTTGCAATGTCTCATGTACAAAAGTGGGTAAATGTAAAGGTTACTGACACCTACTCTCAGCCAGCACCAATTGTAGAAGTAGATGCAGTTAGGTATTGGACTCCTACTCCAGACAAGTCTGTGGACTTTACAGAAGTTAAAGATTATATTCTTTCATTAAGAACAAAAGGATTTAAGATACGTGTGTGTACTTTTGACAGATGGAACTCACATGATATGATGCAGCAGCTTAAACAGTACGGTATTAATACAGAGACTTTGTCTGTTGCTAAAAAGCATTACGATGATATGGCAATGGTGGTAGCAGAAGATAGACTAAGTGGTCCAGCAATTAAATTATTGATAGATGAATTATTGCAATTAAAAATTATGAGAGATAGGGTTGATCACCCAAGAAAAGGATCTAAAGACTTGGCGGACGCAGTTTGTGGTTCTGTTTATAATGCTATAAGCAGAAGTAGACCACAAAACAATGAAACAATAGATATACATACTTATGATTCTTTAAAATGGGATAGAGAAGAAGAGGATACTATATCAACAAATATGATAAGGCCACCAAGAATGCCACAGAACTTATCAGATGTACTAGAGGGAATGGAAATCGTATGAGTATATATCAAGAAAAAGCTAAAGAATGTAAATGTTGCGGAAAACATGTTCCACTTCCCACAACGCTAAAAGAGTATGGTGGCATAATGTTATGTCCCACAAGCTTTGCAAATGTAATAGAATATAAAAGATTATGGAAGTCTCTAGGATCTAGACCAGCTGGTAATATTAGAAAACATTTTTCTGAATATGTACAGCAAATAGTTGAGACAACCATTGACAAAAATGAAGACGGCACGTTACAATAAGAACTTGGCAACAGTAGCCAAGTTGGTTAAGGCCCCGAACTCATAATTCGGCTATCGTAGGTTCAAGTCCTACCTGTTGCACAAAGGAGAAACATGCAAGAGCCAGATGAAAGCGATGAAAAGCTAGCTTATTATTTAGAAGTCGGTGCCGTAAGTCTTGAGGGCATGGATGAAAATGGGGAAATGATCTATAGCATAACTGAACTTGCTAAAGAGATAGCCCCAGAACTATGGCAGTCTCATATAGAGTACGTAGATAGATCATTAATGGAATTATATGAACAAGGCTTAGTTGAAGTAGAGTATGATGAAAATTTAGAAGCCACACTTCATCTTACAGAAGAAGGACACAGGGTGGCAAAAGAAAAGGGCCTTGTTGAAATGGATTTCAATAGGGATATTCCAAACGATTAATTGCAGGGTAATTAATTTTTTGATATAATATATGTGGGTCGCCGTAAGGGGCCCGTACAAATTAACTTATTCGCTTGAAGGAGGAATAAAATGGTAACAACACATTTCGCATGGGACCTTTTCAAGGACCCATTTTTTATTGGATTTGATAGGGCTCTAGACACATGGAATCATGTTCAAAATGTATCTAGTGCAACTAACTATCCACCATATAATGTAATCAAGGTAGACGAAGACAACTTTGTTGTCGAACTAGCAGTCGCTGGATTTGGTAAGACAGATATTGATGTATCAACAGCAGACGGCAAGCTTACTGTAAAGGGAGAATTAAGCACAGAGGATAACGATTCGAAGTTTATCCACCGTGGAATTGCTGCCCGTAAATTTACTCGTGAGTGGGCCCTTGGTGAGTATATGGAAGTAAAGGCTGCGGAACTAAAGGATGGAATGCTTAAAATTGATATTGTACGCATTCTACCAGAAGAGAAAAAGCCTAAGACTATTAAGGTCAAATAAATAGTATAATAAAGATCTGCACCCCGTCACTGGGGAGTCGCAGACTATTCGGGTCGCTACCCGAAGGATGGACCTGAGCATGTCCCGAAACTGCTCATTAAATTTTAAGGAGAGTTATGTTTGAATACAGAGTTAAGCAGGTAACAAAGATAGTGGACGGAGATACTATTGATGTTGATATTGATTTAGGATTCAGCATCTCTTATTCACAAAGACTTAGATTGGCTGGCATAGATACGCCAGAATCTAGAACAACAGACAAGTTTGAGAAAAGTCTTGGAATTGAATCTAAGGATTATCTAAAGTCTAAATTTAAAGATGCCAAGGATGTTGTAGTAAAAACAGAAAAACCAGATAGTTCAGAAAAGTATGGAAGAATACTTGGATGGGTTTATCTAGATGGCAATACAAAGTCAGTTAATGAGCAGATGATTGAAGATGGTTATGCGTGGGGATACATGGGAGAAACTAAGGTCAAAGATTTTGCAGCCTTAGCAGAAAAGAGAAAAAAGAGCGGTAAGTAATGCCTATTTACGAGTACAAGTGTGAGTGTTCACCAGATAGCATAGTTCCTAAAGAAAGATCAATAACTTCTGTAGAGCCAATATACTTGTGTAATGAATGTGGTAAGAGATTACAAAGACATTACGGGGGATTTGGTATTCAGTTTAAAGGCAGTGGCTTTTATAAAACAGATAATCCAAAGTAGTTAACTAGTTTAATTTAATAAGATCATTGTGTTATAATTCTTAAGTAAACAAAAGTATTGTTTTACTTAGGAGAAACCTAATTGACTAGAAGGGCAAGATACCTACTCACCAGCCTGATTGTTGTAGGCTGGCTTTTTATTTTTGGACCAACAGCTTCTTATGCTGATGAGCCACCAGCTCCAGCAGAACAGGTAGTGGTAAGTCCTGCACAGCAAGCTGTTAACACAGCACTTGCAACTGCCACAACAGAAGTTCAGCAAGCAATAGCGGCAACAGATACTGCTACAGCTTTAATCTCTGTTGCCCAGGCCGAAAGAGTAGAGGCCTCTGCTTCAATATCTCAAGTTAATCAATTAGTTAGTGTGGCACAAACAAGTGTTGCAGCAGTTGATACGGCAACTGCTAATATTACTGCAATAGATTTATCGGTTACTCCAGTAGATCAAAATTCTCAAGTAGTTCAAGATGCTAAAGAGACTGTGTCTATAGCACAAACTGCAATAAATAATATTGATACTTCAACAGCTCAAACAGCGGTATCTGAAGTAATAGCTGCAAGAACAGTTGCTGTAGCAGCACAATCAACAGCTCAAACAGAATTAACTCAAGCAAATATTGCTATTGATAATGCTCAGACAGCAGTAAATAATTTGCAGGCGACCATTGGAACAACCACAAACGTCTTGGCTGGCGTAGATGATGCTGGCATAAGAATGAATCTTCCATTTAATTTACTAATGGGAAATACTCTTTATACCAATGTTTATGTGGGATCTAATGCTACAATCACATTTGGTGTAGACGAAGGTTGGGTTTATTATCAAACTCCTAATGCCCCTTCAGTATCTATTGCTGGTTGGGACTGGACAACTTGGAGCACTGGAACTGGAATTACATATTCAACTACTGGCACCAGCCTAGACATTGCTTGGGATGTAAGACCGTATCCATTACAAGATGCCTCAACACAAATGGTTCAAATTAGGTTTAATGCTGATGTAAATCCAAATGACGGTGCTTGGATAGCAAACGTAACTGCAGTTGGGCCAATACCAAATGGGGCTAGGTTTAACTATAGAGAAACAACTAATGGAACAGTTATTCCAATAGAAGATACAAATACTGGAACAGGTTTTGCGGGGCAAATAAGCCAGGGTTCAGCATTTACTCCATACGTAGATCCTAATACTTCATCAGTTCAGGCAGCTGTAGATGCAGCAAATGCAACTATTACTCAATTAAATCAAAGCCTTACCCCAGTTGTTGCTCAGAATGCAATAAATAATTCTGCTAATTCCACCCTTGCATCTAATATATCTTCATTAAATAATTCAATAAATACAGCCTCTAATACAAAAACAAACTTGCAGACAGAATTAAATACAAATGCTCAGGAGCTAACCACAGTAATTAATAATCATATTCCTACACCTGCACCAATTATTTCGGAAACAATTGTTCAGGGAACTACTGTAACAGTTGCTCCAGAACTGCCAACTGGATATACACCAAATACTTGGTTTTATCAAGTAGTTGCAGTTACTCCAAATGCAGAAAACCCATATGCTGGACAAACATTAAATACAGATGGTGCTCCAGAGTCTATACAGCTTACAGGACTTGAAGAAGGAGCTACATATTCAATAAGAATTGCTAATTGGTCTGGACCAGTAAGTCAATATTCTGAAACTATTGTTTCTATACCGTCTACTCAAAGTTCAAATTTAGTTGCTAATCCTCCTTCACAGCCACCAGTTATAATAGATCTTCCTCCAATTGTAGAACCACCTGCAGAAGAACCACCTGCAGAAGAACCACCTGCTGAGGAGCCACCTGCAGAAGAACCACCTGCAGAAGAACCACCTGCTGAGGAGCCACCTGCAGAAGAACCACCTGCAGAAGAACCACCTGCAGAAGAACCACCTGCAGAAGAACCACCTGCAGAAGAGCCACCTGCAGAAGAACCCCCTGCAGAGGAGCCACCATTAACTGTAGAAGAAATTGTTTCAGTAGTAGAAAATTTAATTAATGATGGAAACCTGACAGAATCAGATGCGGAAGCGGTAATAGATGCATTAATGTCTGACGGAGAAATAACATCTTCTGAAGTTAATAATCTTTCTGAGGCATTGACGGCAGATGGAACATTCACTATTGCAGAAAAAGAATTAGTTTCAGATGCATTAATTCAAGCAGCAGAAGGAGAGCCAGTAACTGCATCAGATATTGCAGCAGCAGGACTTGAGTATCGTGATCTTCCTCCACAAATACCAGTTGAAGTTAGAGAAGATGCAAATGGGAACCCAGTAGTTATTACAGCGGAAGTTGCCTCTGCTCTACTTACTTTAGAAAGCCCAGCAGCACTTGTAAATGCAATTGCTGGATGTTTTAATCCAGAAGAGGCTATAGAAGGACTTACTGAAGAGCAAAAATGTGAGCTAGGAAAAGCCCTTGCAAATATTGGGGCCGATATGTCTCCACAAGAACGACAAAAAGCTAAAGAAGTTTTAGTAGCAGCAATTTTAGTAGGTCAAGTAATACTTGGCAGCGCAATTTTAAGAATAAGGGGGTAAATTATGAACTGGTTGAAAAAAAGAGCAATAGCCGTACTTAGCGAAAACTTCACGTTCCTAGGGTTTTTTGTAGCCTGGGTAGTATTAGAGGGAAGCGCTAAAACAGTAGTGGGCTATGTAACTCTAGCCTCTGTAGCACTATGGTTCCTAACCATAGGAATTAGAGAGCGGGCAGAAAAAGACGAATAAATGATATAATAGGGTTATGAAGAGAATAACTACTATTGCTTTATCAGGTCTATTAATGCTATCATTAACTAGCTGTGGCTATCAAGGAACATATCGATACCCATGCCAAGATCCTGCTAATTGGGAGAAGGCGGAATGCAATCCTCCAATCTGTGAAGCATCTGGTACATGCACTAAAGACGTAATTGGTAAAGTATCAACTACTACTACTGAAACAGGTACAACAAATGGCTAAAGAAAGACTAAGTCCACAAGATCTGGACGCTAGATTAAAATTTATTTAGGAATTACATTAGGCTCAATTCTATTTCTTACTGCGGTAGGAATTTTATACGGACTATTGTTTGTAACACAACCAATTGGTGGGCAGTCAGAGAATGATAAAATGTTCTTTAACGTGCTTGGATCAGTTGCAACATTTATTACAGGAACACTTGCTGGTCTATTAATTGGACAATCAGGTGCCAAAGATATTATGAAGGCGCAACTTGATAATAAAGAAATGGATGCTAAAAATACACAGGCAGATAAAAAGCTTGAAGCAGAAATTGATGCAGTTGCAGCACGTTTAGCAGCTAAGCCAGATGGCGCAATGCCAGAAGTGCAACCAGTAGATACTGATTGGGATAAGGATTAATCATGGCAGAACAAGGTACAGCAGCACGTTTAATTGAAGTTGCTACAGCAGAATTAGGAACAATTGAAGGTCCTAAAGATAATGAAACTAAGTACGGTGCTTTTACAAAAGCTAACTTCCAGCCTTGGTGCGGATCATTTGTTATGTGGTGTGCTAATGAAGCAGGAGTAAAAGTTCCAAATACTGTGTACACTCCAGGTGGAGCACAAGCATTTAAAAAGGCTGGCGCATGGATTGACGGAGATCTTGCCGATCCAGAACCAGGAGATATTGCCTATTTTGATTTCCCCTCAGATGGCGTCGATAGAATTTCTCACGTAGGAATTGTTATTAAGGATAACGAAGACGGAACCGTATGGTGCATCGAAGGAAATACTAGCCCAGATAAAAAGGGCAGCCAAAGAAATGGCGGTCAGGTTTCAAAGAAACTTCGTGCATTTAGAAAAAATAAGCAGGGCGAAATGATCTCAATAGTAGGATTTGGCAGACCTAAGTTTGTTAATGCTGTTTCATCAAAATCAGCACCAGCTAAATCTAAATCAGATAAATGCCCTACTTGTGGAAAATAAATGAATACATATAAAGTAAAACTTGAAGTAGAGGCAGAAGTAGAAGCTTTTGACGAAGGTGATGCTTTAGATTATGCCAACGACATATTTGGCATAGATGATGAAATTAAAAACGTTAAAGTAATTAGCGTAAAGGAGAAATAAAATGGCAACAGAAGGATACAAACCAACAGCAGGTATGCAATCAGCAGCACGTAGAGCTATTAAATTAAAAGAGCAGGGTAAGGCAAAGGGTGCTGGAACTGCAGTAGGCTGGACTCGTGCAGGGCAGCTTTCTCGTGGTGAGACTTTAAGCCTCTCAACTGTCAAGCGTATGTACTCATTCTTCTCACGCCATGAAGTAGATAAAAAGGGCAAAGACTGGGATAATGCAGAGAACCCTTCTAATGGAAAGATCATGTGGTTGGCATGGGGCGGAGACGCAGGATTCTCCTGGTCTCGTAAAATTGTAGAACGTGAAAAGAATAAGAGCATGAAGAAGTCTCTTATGACAGAAGAAATTATTGATGAAATTAAAGATATACTTGAAGAAGCAGTAAATCCAATTGATACAGTTATTGAAATTGATGATGATGAAGACATTAAAAAAGCACTTCGTCCAGAAGTTACAAAGGAACAGTTGGGAATGGTAATTGAGCACCTAATGGAGGCAATTGAAGGAATGATTGAAACTCCAGAAGAAGAGAAAGAAGATATGCCAGAACCAGGAGATCCAGAAGATGCTGGAATTGAAAGAGCTATTTCAGTTGAAAAAGCATACGAAAATTGTGGTTGCGAAACCTGTAAAGCAGAAGGAGTATCTTGCGATAAATGTTCTAAATGCTCAGAAGAAATGAGCAAATCTTATGAATCAGATAATGAAGATGAAGATAAATGGGATAATATGGAAAAGGCCTGTTGGTCAGGATATACTCAAAGAGGCATGAAAGAAAAAAATGGCAGAATGGTACCAAATTGTGTGCCTGTTAAAAAGTCATATGATGAAGAAGAGCAAGAAGAGCCTAAAGTTAAAAAGTCCATATGGGGTGGAACTTTTCTTAAATAAGTATTGACATAGCCGCAGATTTTACTGTATAATATATATCAGTGGGATGCTGCGGTTTATGTTTAGGAAACAATGTTAAATTTAACAGAACTGGGTGTCGAGGTCTTTATTAAAAAGGCTAAGAACATAACTCCATACTGGGATAATTATGATCTCATAATTTGGAAAAAAGACAGCAGTGGATTTACTAACATAAAAGGGATGTTCAGAGAGAACTCCTGGGGAACAGCAGAGCGAATTGCAGTTGCCAACAATGGAATATGGAAGTTGCCCACAAAGTATGTCAAGCATTTTAAATAATTTAGGCATAGACAAAGACGATTTAGATTGGTTCCACCTTGCAATATGTAGAGGCATGGACACAAATTTATTTTATGAAAAGTATGAAGCAGATTCTAATATTGCAAAAAATATTGATGAGATGTGTTTAAGTTGTCCAGTAATGCAAATGTGTTATGAGTCTGGCGTAGACAATAACGAGTACGGTGTTTGGGGTGGAGTTTATTTAAGTTCTGGGTCTATAGATAAATCTAAAAATCTACACAAGGATCCCGAAATTTGGAAGAAGCTGAAAAAGAAAAATGTTTATTAATAAAGATAAAGATCATTTTAAGTATGGAATTAACCAATGGACTGGTGAGCCAAACAAACCAGTTTTCTATACAGAAGAAATGAAAAAGGCAGTACATCAAGTCAAGAAGCCCTCAATGCTTCTAATGGATATAGTAATGTATCCAGACTTCTTAGCATTAAGACTATATGAAGATAATTTTTTACAGTTTGATGGAGTTAAAAAAGAAATGGTTATTGATTATGTAACAAAAATCAAGCGCCTGCTTGAGTCATATGGAGTAAGATGCGAGTTGGAGGGCAAGCCTAGTGAAAGAGTACTATGATGTTACGCACATTGTTTATATCCATGGAGAAGATTCTCATGGTACAGTCGAAAAACTTGGTGCATACGCATCAGTTGTTAAATATACAAAAGACGGGGTAGAGTACAGCGAACTTATGGAAAATGATGAATTTACTATAGTAGACGAAATAGTATTTAAGCATATTGAGGAATCAAATTAATGGAAAAAATTTTATGTTACAGTTGCAATAAATCTAAGAATAAATTAGACGTAAAAAAGTCTTCTCTTCTTCCAATCAACCTGTTTATTTGCGAAAGTTGTATTTCTGCTAAACTAGAACCACGCTGGGTAGTAATTTTAGCAGGCAGATCGCAGGGTCCAGATTATGTTAAAGAGTTTATTATTAAAAGACGTTATATTGGCAATGAGATTACTGCTTCGGAGCTGTTAGTTTAGGTTTAAATCAAGGTATAATTAGTTACATAATGAACATGGATTATACCTCTATCGTAATAGCTATTTCCGCAGCAGTTTTGTCTGGCATGGGAACTGCTATTATTGCTGGATTAAAGGAAAATAAAAGAGAAAAAGTTCGTCAATATGAGCGTGAGCAGGATCACCTTAAATTAGAGGTTAAAGATCTAAAAATTGAATTATATAAAATTGAGCGTGAATTGACTGAATGGAAAGATAAATACTATAATGCCATTCAAGAACTCATAGGGGTAAAGGCGGAGCTTGAGGAAACCCTGATTAAATTGTCATTTATAGACCACCAGATAGAAGACATGCAGGGACTGGACAGAGAATTTTAAAAATAGTATACTAGTCAATATGACCTGTATAGTAGCCCTAATTAATGAGAACAAGGTTTTCCTTGGTGGAGATGCCGCTGCCTCAGACGATAAGTCTGGATTGATATTTCAACGTACAGATCCAAAAGTTTTTAAGGTAGGGCAGTTTGGCATTGGCTTCGTTGATAGTTTTAGAATGGGCCAGATACTTCAATATAGTTGGACGCCACCAGTATACAAGCCTACGGCAGGATATAGAAACTTAGATAAATTTTTGCGTACTAGATTTGTTGAATCAGTTAAAGAAGCTTTTAAAGAAAATGGTTATGGTAATCAAAATCCTGGTACTGAAGATGGCGATGAAGGCGGAATCTTTATAGTTACAGTTCAAGGTGCTGGAAGAATATTTACAATGGATTCTGATTTTCATATAGGAGAAGCAGATGTTCAGTATATGGCAGAAGGCGCAGGACAGGAGCTTGCTCTTGGATCTTTATTCTCTACAGCACAGATTAAAACCCCCCGCAAGCGTGTTAGAATGGCTTTAGAAGCGGCTACAAAGTTTAATATGTCAGTTAGACCTCCCTTTACAATTATAGAAGTCTAGAGTATAATAGATTTATGAAATGGGTTAATCGTTTAGCAGCAACCCTAGTAGGCCTAATAGGTATTGGGGTTATAAGAGAATTTTTTAATAGGTACGACGTTCTCGTATTTAACAAAAATGATGTTGAAGAAGCCAGACAAGAGATGCAAGAATCAAAGTTTAATCCAATAGATCTTCGTGGAACCCCGACACATGCCTGTGTATGCGGATCACAACATTTTTATATAAGAGCAATGTTTGACAATTATGAATTGGCAACATATTTCTTAGATATGCAGTGCACTGAGTGTGGAGCTTTATTAACTGCCCCTACTCCCCTAGACAGAGAGATAACAGAGTGAGAAAGTCAGAAAGAATAAGACTGCTTGAAATGGAAATGCTTAGAATGCAATTTCAGATTGAATATGTAAGCAGGGCTATTGATATATTATTGCAAGAAAATAAAATAGCAGGTCCAGAAATGGACGCTGGCAAATGGTACAATACTAAACTAAATAAAGATAAATAATACCTATTGACAGTATTAGTGCTATTTAGTATTATTAGTATATGAATAAAAAAATAACAGCGGCTTTAGTAGCCGTACTACTAGCAGTTCCAGTAACTGCACAAGCAAATCTCAAGAACCGCACAGTTGGTTCAGTACCTACCCTAGCAGTTATCGATACTGCTATTAATTCTAACGATCCAGTTTTTAATGGCAAGGTGATACATGAAGTCTGTATACTTGCAGTAAAAATTAATAACTGCGCTAATGGAAGTAATTATATGGAGGGCAAAGGCGCTGCTTTAGTTCCAGATAACATTTTATACAGCAGCCTATATTTGCCAGGAACAGGTTTTGATCATGGATCTATAATGACACTCTCTGCCATTAAAGCTAATCCTAATATGAATATTGTTTTTATTAGAATTGCTGGATACAAAGATAACGGTTCAAGAGAAAACGTGGGCCCAGATTTAGTTGTAAATGCAATTAATTGGGTTGTATCCAATAAAGATAAATTTAATATTAAGGCAATTAACGTATCGCAGGGAAGCTCTAATTTGAGGAGCGGAACTGATTATTGCCCTAAAGTGCCTACTTTAAGTCAAGCAATTACAAATGCAATTTCATCCAACGTACCAGTATTTTTTCCAACTGGGAACAAGTGGAACCCAACAAGGGTGGACTTTCCAGCATGTATTCCAGAAGCAATTTCAATTGCAGCAGTAGAAGATGATGGAAGAGTTGCAGGATACACAAATCATGATCCAAACCTCACAGACTTTTTTGTTCCAGGACTTATTGAAGTTAATCTTAATAATAAACCAATTAGATCAATTGGAACATCAGTATCGTCTGCTCGTGCTGCAGCATACTGGGTATTGATATCATCATTAAAGCCTAATTTAACATACACTCAAATGTATGATCTTTTAGTTAAAACTAGCGTATATGGAGATAACTCTAAGATTAAAACAAATCGTGTAATGAATGTTACAGGTGCATTGAATGGATAATGTAGGACAAAAGATCACGGTCCTTGAAGGCATTATGTCTGACGTTGGAGTAGCCTTATTCCAGCGTTGGGCTAATAACCTTCCAGAAGATCAAAGAACAGAAGAGGCATTAGCTAGTTTAAACAAGAATGCCATCGAGACTGCTTACTTTGCTATTCAAATGTTTATGAATAAATTTAATGAAGCAGCAGAAGAACTGCAGTCTAAACCAGAATAATTATAGTGGGGTAGGGGTTGACCTACCCCACATTATTTAGTAGAATAGGTATCATGCAAACATTCTTACCAGAGGCGGACTTTGCCGAAACAGCAAAGCATTTAGATCGTAAACGTCTAATCAAACAAAGTGTTGAGAACCTACAAGTTCTAAAATCATTAGCTGGACTTTATAGTTCAGGTGCTTGGAAAAATCATCCAGCAGTAAAAATGTGGTACGGTCACGAAGACTGGCTATTCACATACAACGAAGCAATTATTAAAGAAATTATTATGCGTGGATATAAAAATAGTACACGACAAACATTTGATGATATCTATCAGGAGCATTTTATGATGCTAGAATCAGATAGACCATGGTGGCTAGGAGACGACAAACTTCATTATACTCACAAGGGTAGGTTATTTGAGAAAGATCCAGAGTTATATTATTTTTATAATGAATACTCAGATTATCGTGAGCTTGGGTATACATGTTGCGATGCATGTAGTTATTATTGGCCAACCCATGTGGAGTCAAAGTGATAGTAACAGACGAATCATTCAATAATATCATTAACGATAATAAAATTGTTCTAATAGATTTTTGGGCAGAGTGGTGTGGACCATGTAGAAAGGTCTCCCCCATCCTTGATGAGATATCTGAGTCTCACGGATTACCCATTGGTAAGTTAAATATTGATGAGAATCCAGTAAAAACTCAGGAATACTCTGTACATTCAATACCAACTATGGTATTATTTGTAAATGGAAATCCAGTCCATACGGTGCTTGGCGCAAAACCCAAGCATCTTCTGTTAAAGGAGTTGGCGGAATGGCTCTAAGTTACGATGAATGGATGACCTACGGAATTAAAAAAGGTTGGTGCGGACCTCCTGTATGTTATACACATGACGGACTACCAATGTCTGAGCAAGAAGATGTAGAATTTGGCGAAGGTCAAGATCCCTGCATTCATATTGTTCGAATGTATGAAGACATTGATACGAA